TTAATCGTGATTATTACTTTTTTTTAGTAGAGATATTAAGTTTATCGCTGTCCGTTCTATACATCTTGGAGACTCATAAGATAATAAATTACATGTAGGTCTATCAGCGCAATATAAATTAGCTTGTGTTGTTTCATTATCTTGAAGGTTTTTTATTGTACTCAATTTTAAAACCTCTATATCTCTTTTCTTGAGTCTTGAGTGTATTTCTAACTCGTCACAGGTTACGTTTAGTATTACGAATGGCGATATATTATCAAATATATCAAATGATAGTTTCCTCACGCTAAAATCTTTTTCAAGTAAGCAAAAATGACCATCAAGTAATACTACCTCGTCTTCTATAAGTGAAATGCCTCTGAGGAGAGACGCTTGGTTTTTGTTTATTCCAGAAACTAATTTTGAAGTTTCGATATAGTCTGAATTGTCTTTAATTATCTGACTACATGAGTAATGGTTAAAACCTAAGCGTGAAGATAATTCTTTGCATAAGGTCGACTTTCCTACTCCATGTATTCCTGAAACGAAGATTACTTTAGGCATGTACACAACTCGTTTTGATTGAATGTTCGCTAATTTATCCAGTTTTAAAACAAAATCCATGATCAGTCTCACATATGCATTAAGACTTGTATTTTTATTTCTGGATGTCGGGATAGCTATACAATATCATTTAGTCAATTCTTATACCTAAAATTGGTGTTTATATGGACAACTTACGGGTTACAAAGTTTAAAGATGTTAACCTAAATGATCCTTTTTTTGACTCATTGAAAGATGGATATCAAGAATTTTCTGATTGGTTCAAGCGTAAGGCGGAAGATAGCGCTTTAGTTCTATACAGCGAATCAGGACTGATCGAGGGTTTTTTGTATTGCAAATTTGAGTCAGGACCAGGGGATGACACAACTCCACCTTTGCCTGATTCAGAGCACATGAAAGTAGGTACTTTTAAGTTCAACCCTCAAGGAACAAGACGCGGTGATAGATATCTTAAAAAGATATTCGATTACGCATTTGAAAGAGGGGTTGACGATGTCTACGTTACGGTATTTGGACAGCAGCACGAATATTTAGTTGAATTGTTTACTAGGTATGGTTTTGAACAATATGCAGTAAAAGAATCAGCTAACGGCACAGAAAACGTTCTGCTTAGAACATTGAAGCATTCTCAAGGTGACGTCGATAAAGACTACCCGCTTATAAAGACCAATGGAAATAGTAAGTTCCTATTAGGTATACAACCCCAGTTTCATACTAAGCTCTTTCCCGATTCGAGACTTCATACAGAGTCACCTAATATTGTCGGTGATATTTCTCACTCGAATAGTATTCATAAAATCTATCTGTGTAATATGCGTCAAGTGCAGGAACTCCAAAGGGGAGATGTAATTGTCATTTACAGAATGAAAGATCCAAGTGGTCCAGCAGAATATACAGCTGTTGCTACCTCTTTGTGTGTTGTAGAAAATGTACATAATATTGATGACTATACTGATGAGGAAGAATTTATTAGGAAGTGTGGGAAATTTAGTGTGTTTTCTGAAAGTGAGCTTCGGGTTATGTATAAAAGCAAATCATACCCCTATATAATTAACTTCACTTACAATGTAGCTCTTCCAAAAAGACCAATTCGCAAAGTTTTAGTGGAAAGCGTAGGGTTAAGCCGAGATGATAGATGGAGCTGCTTGAGGCTAACTGATGACCAGTTTGAACGAATATTACAAACTGGTGAAGTTAATGAGAAATTCCTAAACCGCACATAATCTAGAGTTATCACTTAAATATTTAAATGACTGAGGGGCTTTAAAGCCTCTCTCTTTTTGATATGGATTAATTGGTTCTTCGTATTTCTTGAACTCAATTATCTCTATCGCATATGCGATATCTCTGTTAGCAAAATAGGAGTCAAAAAATTTTTTATTGATTCCAGATGCTGATTTGGTTTCCTCCCAAAGTTCTTCTGGGCTTTTTTTGATGATACTACCAATAGTGAACTCCCCAACAATCTTACCTTCGGGCATTGTAGAGTATATGACAATTGACGTTACTTCAGGACGTTTGAAAATTACTTTTCTATATTCGAATAATTTTTCGCCAGATATTATTTTTTCTACAAATTCAGGCTTGATAGATAGTAGCGCTTTCATGGTTGGCTCACATTTTTAAGGGGGGATACTAAACGTTTATCAGTTTAAATTCACCACTAAATTAATACTTACTACATACATTATCAATCTTCATAAGTTAACTGTATGTATGGACAGTATTATAGGTGCTGTTGGATTCTTTATCCAGCTAAGAAATCCCCTAATTTTTATTCGCCATCTCAAATTTAACTTTTAAATCCTGACGTTTAGCCACCTCGTCATCGCTGTTAATCTCATCCATCATGATTTCGCACACTGGGATGATCTCATCTCTCAGATACTCACGTCCCACTTTTTCAGGATCGCCAAAACCCGCAGTGTTCACGGGCACAATGCCACCTTTGCCAGGTGGGAAGCGGTGACTCACCAAAATGTCTTGTGCGGTGATGTTCTTGATACGGTCGAACTCATCACGGGTCGCAATATCGCCCACAGGGATAAGCTGAATGCCTTTCTCATGCCCGTTTGGGATGTTGATAAACATTGAACGGAAGTTGCCCACGCCTTTTGAACTGGCGATTTTCTCTTTGAGCATGTCCTCGTCATCACTGCTCAATTTTGGGTCGGTGGAATAGAAGATAAAACCCATGTGCGCGCCGTTCTTGTAGTAGCGACGACGAAATAAGGTCGCGTCTTTGTTAAGCAATGAGCTTTGCAGGCCGCCAACGTAATCGGGTACGCCATAGACTTGTTGTTTGGGGTCATACTGCGGCAACCAAATCACGTCTTTGGCTTTATACAGCCGCTTTTGGTCATCACGCTCTAACAACCAAAAATCGCCATTCTTACGTTTTCGAAGGTACATAGAAGGCAATGGGAACAGGCCAATCACACGGCCAAGCCGATCACGCAGTTTCAATAAGGCGCCATGCCCAAATTGGGTATAGTCACGTGCAAAACGCTGAAAGTGATGGCGACGCATGTTACCGCCGCCTTTGAAGCGCCCGGCCACATAGTTGGCACGCGCATTGAGCAAACTGCCGTGGTATGCGTTGGCGTGCGCCAATTGCGCGAGCCCTTCAGGGTTAATGGGCGGCTCCCAATAATCCCCCTCGTCGTTGTAAAACAATTCGCTGTAATCGGTCAGCCAGCTGCTGGCGTCAACGGTTTCAAACCCCGTGTCGAGGCTGTACACGCTGCTAGGTGTTGTGAGGGTATCTGCGGTGGTTAAGGGTGCTGTCATGGTTTATCGCCCAAATGCATAAGTGGATTTTCGTTCGGCGTCGGCCGTGTTCAATGGCTCGTTAATCAGCGCATGGGCAATGGCCCAAAAGGCATCGGCGTGCCCGGTGCTTTCGCTGCGCTCGGCTTTAAAGGTCATCATGTTGCCGCTTTGACTGGCGACGCGTTTGATTGCCATGAACGCCATGGCAATGTCTTTTTCGTTGGCATCAAACTGCAAACGGTCTGCGTCTATCACGTCAATCATTTTCAGCACCAATCGGTTTTTGTTTTCGTTGCTGTAGTGAATGGCGTGGGCTTCCCTCGGGTGGCTTGCGCTCACCAAATCCCACACCCCAGCGCCTATGCCCGTGGTATCAATGCCTAAATAGGTCACGTTGTAGCGCGAAAAGGCGTTATCAATTTCGCTCGCCTGGTACTGAAAATTCAGCCCCTTCCAATAGTGCTTTTCCAAGATACGAAAACGCTCACCCGCCACTTTGGGCGGCGCAATGACCACAAGACAGGCATTGTCCCGTGTCCGGCTTGGGTCATACCCCAGCCACACCTCTTGATTGCCATAAGGGCGTGCGGTCCCTGGTGCAAAATCCTTCCACGCAGCCGCGTCCACCATGGCGCGTTCCAGCTTGGTGAACTGGAACACCGACGCGTTGCCATCGACAAACACGCACATAAAAAGGTTGGAGAAATCGGTGGCGCTGTATTCGTCGCGCAGCTCGTCAATGTCAAAGAGGTCACAGCCCCCAGACACGGCATCCTCAATGGTGACGACATACCGCCAGTGCTTGTCTGGGCACAGTCGCCCGCCATCACGGCACGCTTTGAACGTGGGAAACACAACATTCTTGCGCCGCTCGCTGTCGCCTTTCCATTTGTCGCCCGTCCAAAACGGGTAGGCCTGATGGGTTTTCGATGACGGGGTAGAGAAGTAGGTTTTGCGCCACTTTTTGTGGGTCGCCATGGCGGACGCAAGTTTGTTCAGCTCATCAAACTTGGGGATCCAAAAGTATTCGTCAATGTAGACGTGGCCGTGAAAGCCCTGTGAGGTTTTGCTGTTGGTGGAGCAAAAGCGCAGCTCTGCGCCATTGCTGAGCACAATGGGGTTACCCGAGAGCTCAACGCCCAAAAACTGCTGGGCAATTTGTACGATGTAGCTTCGAAATATCTCAGCCTGCGCGCGCGAGGCGGACAAGAACACCTGGTTGTCCCCGGTCAGGATGGCGTTTTCTAGCGCTTCCCCGGCAAAGTAATAGGTGGCGCCAATCTGGCGGGATTTAAGGATGTTGCGAATGCGCTGGTGCAGGTTGTCGCGCATCGTGTGTTGGTAGGCAAATAGGCTGTCATGCCAGGTCGCAAAGTCTGTCTCTGTGAGGTGACTGACGTCATTTTTTGCTTTCTTGGTGCTAGGGCGTTTGCCTTTGCGTGCACTGGCCGGCTTTTTCTCTTTCTCCGGCGTTTGGCCTTCCTCATTGCCCGTCGGCGCTTTGGCCGTCTGTGCGCGCAACCTTTTTAACTTCACATGCTTTTCTATCAGCATGTCGAGCTCTTTTAACTGTGCGGGGGATTTCTCCGCCTGTTGGGTCAACACCACCACGCGGCGGCTAATGGCCTCGTCCACTTCCTCTTCGCGCAACATGTCGCGCCAGCCGAATTTCTCCGCCCAGTGATAAATGATGCGATTGCTTGGCAACGACAATGCGTCGCGGATTTCGTCCGGCGTATTCCGGCGCAGGTACAACCGCTTTGCGGCTTCTCTGACTTCAATTGCGTAGGCCATGGCCGCAGTTTACGCAGGGGAAACCCACAAAAATTGGGCTTTCATTCGGAAGGATTCGGATAACGCCATTATCCGAATTTCCCCGACGTTAAGCGGGTGTCAACCGCCACTCAAGACCATAACCTTGTTCGAAATAGCGATGCTTTCTACCCCAACCCGTAAAGGTCAACGCAATGGCAAAAACAACTGGCTGGAACATTGGTGCCACGGAAGGGCAAACGGTCGATGACCGCACCATCACCGCCGCATGGATAAAAGAGATGGCCGAGACCTACTCAGTGGACGAATACACCGCCTTGGTATGGCCGGAGCATTCGCGCTCGTCGTGGGACATTTTCAACGGGAACAACTGGGGCGTGATTGACGCGCTGAAAGCGGAAAAACGCGCAGGTAAATGGCGCCTGCTTTATCAGCTTACGCCTAACCAGTATTTGCTCAATGCCAACCAACGCGGGCAAAAACTCTTTGTCTCGATTGAGCCAAAGCTCAACTACAAAGGCACCGGAAAAGCCTACTTGGTGGGCATGGCCGTGACGGACTCCCCCGCGAGCACAGGCACCACACGCTTGAAGTTTTCCATTGGTGAGCAGGTTCATGAAGGGGAATACAGCCTAGAGCCGCTTGATTTGTCCGACTGCGATGACGAAGACAGCACCGCCTTTCACCGCTTTTTCAGCGCGATGCGCGACTTTTTTACCGAGCCTGCGCCAGCGGCACCCCTTTTATCTGACACGCCCCCACAACCCGAGGACACCGACGTGACCGAAGAACAACTGACCGCCGCGCTTGCGAATGCGCTGCAACCTTTCAGCGTCCGCCTTGCGGCGATTGAACAGGCATTCACTGACGAACGCCCGTCCGATCAACAAAGCGATGACGCATTGCCTGAACCCAGTCAAGCACCTGACAACGGCGCGCCGTCGGTTGAGGCATTTAGCACTGCCTTGAATACCGCGCTCACCCCAGTGGTGAATGCGCTGGGCGAGCTGCAAACCCAGTTTTCAGCACTGACGGAAGAAGCCCCCGGCCAACGCCCGCGTGGCGAAGGCGCAGACACACCCGCCGTGGAGGCCCTGTAATGAATTTGAATGCAACCGCCGTGAAATACCTCAGTGATTACGACGCGAACCTTGCGGCCACCTATGGCACGGCGAACCCTGAAAAACAATTTTCCATCACCCCCGTGATTGAAACCAAACTGCGCCAGGCGATTTTGCACGCTGCGGCGTTCCTGAGCATGATCACCCACAGCCCGGTTGACCAAATCAAAGGGCAAGTGATTGATGTGGGCACGGGCGGTTTGTTGACGGGCCGCGTCAAAGATGGCCGCTTTCGTGGAGGCTTAAGCCACGATGGCAACACTTACGAGTTGGTCGAAACCGATTCGTGCGCAGTCATCAAATGGCAGACCATGACTCAATGGGCCAATTCAGGCAGTAGCGGCGAATTCATTAAATTGATGAACAACGCCGCCACCCGAAACTTTGCCCTCGACATGTTGCGCATTGGCTTTCACGGCAAAACCGTGGCAGAGACCACCAACCCTGACACCAACCCACTCGGGCAAGACGTCAACAAAGGGTGGCTGCAAATCGTCAAAGAAAAAGCCGCCGCCCAAGTGCTGCCTAGTGCCCTTTTAGACCCCAAAGGGCAAGCGCAAGACAGCTACAAAAACTTGGATGCGCTGGTCAATGACTTGGTGAGCACCAACATTCATGAAGTGTTTCAAGAAGACACCGATTTGGTGGTGTTGGTGGGCCGTGATTTGGTCTCCGCCGAGCAGCACCGTTTATTGAGTGCGGCCGATACCCCGACCGAGCACAAAGCGGCGCAGTCACTCGCAACCACCATTGACGGCAAAAAGGCCTACACCCCGCCGTTTTTTCCAAAAAATGCGCTGTGGGTGACCACGCCAAAAAACCTGCAAATTCTGACGCAGCGCGGCACGCAATGGCGTAAGGCCCGCAACGAAGAAGACCGCAAGCAGTTCGAAAACTCCTACTTGCGCATGGAAGGCTATGGCGTGGGCAACTTTGACAAGTTTGCGGCCATTGAAGCGGTCTCACTTGCCAACGACGAAGCGGGGCAATGATGGTTAGCCCACTGAAAAGGCAGCGCGCTGCCTTATTGGCGGGGGTGGCGCTCAGCGCGTCACCGTCGGCGCACTCAGCGTCTAGCCTGTCGTTGACCTTGCCATTGATGGAGCTTGATGCCGATAAGGCCACGCTAAAAAGTTTCAACGCGATCGCGGACAAAGTGGAGCACAAACGTACCGTGCTCATTCCCAAATACCGCGCGATGGCCGACGCGTTCTTGACCTCTGACGACACATTCGACAACCCGATATTCACGCACGTGGTGTTGTGGCTGTTTGATGTGGGCGAAATCAACACCTTTATCGAATGGTGCTTTGTTGCCATCGACAAAAGCTTGCCTTCCCCGTCGCACATCAAGCGTGATTGGCCGACCTTTTGCGCCGACAGCATCTTTGACTGGGCGCATGCCCATGCCGAACGCGGCGAGAACATTGAGCCGTATTTCTCGGCGGTGTTTGACAAGGTCAAGGGCGATTGGCGCTTGCATGAAAAGGTGGCGGCCAAGTGGTACAAGCTCGCGGGCTTGCAGTTGCTGCGCGATGACGAAGGCAAACCCAATGTCACCGCCGTGGGCGATGTCGAGGCGTTGAAAGAGGCCCTGTCGCTGCTCACTCAGGCACACGAACTCTACGACAAGATTGGCGTGACTGACCTCATTAAAAACCGCATTCCGGCGCGCATCAATGCACTGACTGACGGGACGAATTTATAACCGGCTCCTAACCCCCCGCGTGCTTCGGCTGGCGAGGTGGAAAGCCGCAAGGCTAACCCTAAACCTAAGACCCAGTGGGCAGAAGCACACCGAATTGAGGGATACACACCATGAGTTTTGGCGGCGAACTACCTCGGCAGCAATCCACATTTATCCCAGGGCGGGGATGGCCGTATTTCGACACGAAAGTGTTTCGTGAAACGCGCCGTATCCCGCCTGTGTTCGATGAAAAGAGCATCATTTCTGCATTGGAAATTGCCGTGATGGCGGTGCAAGCGCAATTGCCTCCGCTTGGCGAAAGGCGTTTGTCGGGGGCGGAAAGCACCTTGTATTTACGTGCGGTGTTTGCCCGTGCACATGCCGATTTATTGCCAGAGTTCGCCACCCAAAACCGCCGTGATGAGGCGCGCAATGCGGCAGAAGATTTGGCCGAGCAAGGCGATCGCTTTCGCGCCCAAAGCAACCGCGACATTGCGTTGCTGTTGGGAAGAAGTGAGAACCGGGTGGCCCTTATCTGATGAGCACGTACAGCCAAACACACTTAGAGCATTTGACGGCCTACATGGTGGCGCACCTGTCCGGCATTGTCCTCGATAACAAAATCGATGCGTGGCAGGAAAACGCCCAGCTGATGGTGTCCGGGGAGAACCTCGGTAACGGCGGCTTTTTGATGGCGCAGTGGCAATACAACGCCGTGGTGAGCGTGGAGGGTTTCCCGCATAAGGCCATGGACCCGCGTTATTTGTTGGCGTCAGTGGCGTGTTGGATAAGTGAATTTGACCCAGACCGCAGCGAAAAAGGCTTGGTCGACCCGTCAGTGAGTGTCGACGTGCTCGACGATGGCAACGTGGACGTGACCATTGAGCTTGAGCTGTGTGAAGACATTCAAATGATCCCCGACAGCCTCGGCCTCATTCGTTATCAGGGCACGCAGTACCGCGTTCAAGCGGTCCCCATTTGGACGGCACAAGAGGCGGAAATCACGCATGAAGCCGACCGTTAGCCTTAACCCGCGCGATGCGCTGAGCCTGCAACACACCTTGACCTTGTTGGCACTGCCTGCCCGCAAACGGGTGTGGATATTGAAAACCTTGGGACGCTGGGAAAAGGCCAATGTGCGTGCGCGTATTCGCCAGCAAAAAGACGTCAACGGCAAGGCGCTTGCGCCGCGCCAACAAGGGCGAAAGAAGATGTTTCGCCGCTTGGCTAAAGGCTTAGAGCCCTACGTGAAAAACGGCGGTAAGACACTGGATTTAACCTGGCGCAACACGCAGACCGCCCGCACGGCAGCCCGGCACCACCTCGGCCAAACCCAGCGCATGAGCGCGTACCAACTTAAGCGGCGTTGGGGCACACCCGATTATGACGCCCCGCCGAGCAAAAGCATGGCAAAGGCGCTGCGCGAAAAGGGGTTCACCATTCGCACCGCACGGGGAAAAGGGCGCAAGAAACCGACACTGTCGTGGATACAGAAACACCTCACCCACGGCAAAGCGGGCGCCATCTTGCGTGAACTCAGCGGAAAACCAACGCAATCACAGTGGGACATCCCACTGGCTAAGCGCCCCTTGCTTGGCAGCTCATCCAAGAACGTTAATCGCCAGCTGGTGACGCTCATCAAGCAGGCACAACAAAGGACACACTGATGGCAACCGGAAAGGTAGAAGTCAACAACCTGAACTTGGGACAAGGTGGGATCCCCGAAATAGAACGCCACCTGCTGTTTATTGGGACCACCACAAAAACCGCGTTGCAGGGCAAGGTCACCCGCGTTTCTGCCATGAGCAATCTGGCCGAGACCGTTGCCGACGATGCGTTAGGCGAGGCAGTGAAAGCCGCGCAGCTTAACGGCAAGCAGAACTGGACGGCGGGCATTTACGGTTTAGGCAGTGGCGACGCCTGGTTAGATGCTGTGATGGACGCCAACAAGACCGATTCCTTTGAAGGCATTGTGTGCGTGGACACCACCACGGAGCAAGGCGCCTTTGATGACATGCAGGCGGCGGCCACCTCACTGGTGAGCCAGTTGGGGCGCTGGGTGTTTTTCCTAGCGGCCGTCCCTGGCATTGATACCAGCGCGCAGACGTGGGCCGAATACGAAAGTGCCATGTTGACCCTCGTTAACGGGGTGTCAGCCAACATGGTGATCCCGGTGCCCCAGCTTCACGGCAACAACATTGGTGTGTTGGCCGGTCGTCTGTGTGATCGCTCGGTGACCGTGGCTGATACGCCTATGCGTGTGGCGACGGGGAATGTATTGGGGCTCGGTGATACGCCCTTGGACAGCGAAGGCAAAGCGCTTGAAATGTCCACGATTGATGCGCTTGCCACCGCGCGTTTCTCACTCCCGCAATGGTATGCCGATTACGAGGGCATCTATTGGACCAACGCCATGACGCTCGAAGCCAAGGGCGGCGATTATCAATTCATTGAGTACGTGCGCCCGGTGCACAAGCTCAACCGCCGCGTGCGCATCAAAGCCATTCGCCGCATCGGTGACAAGTTGCTGAACTCCACCCCCGAGTCCATTGCATTCAACAAGCAATATTTTGCCGCCGACATGCGCCAAATGAGCAAAGGCATCGAGATTGGTGGCTTACCGTTTCCCGGTGAAATCCTGCCCCCTCGCGATGAGGACGTGACCATTCAATGGCTCACCAAAGAAAAGGTCGCCATTGGGCTGATTGTGCGCCCGCACAACTGCCCCAAACACATCGTGGTCAATATCGCGCTTGACCTTAACAACCCCGCAGACACGGAGACCTAACCATGAGCCGTATTTCAGGCATGAACCTGCGTTTCACCATCGGTGACATGAAGCTCAAAGCCAACAAGTTCACGCTCGACATCACTGACAACAGCGCCGTGGTCAAAACCAACGGTATCCCTGATGGCTCGGTGGACGGGGATGTGGAAGCGTCGGGCGAAATGGAGTTTACAACCAGCCAATTCAACTTGTTGGTGAAGGTGGCAAAACGCTTTGGTGCGTATCGCGGCATGCCCGCGTTCGATGGCATGGGCTTTGGCAATGTCGGCAAAGAAGAACTGAAGGTGGAAATGTTCGGCATGAAGCTGAAAATTTCGAATTTGCTCGACGTCGACAGCAATGGCGGCAACGCCTTGATGCACAAAGTGCCGTTTGACATTACCAGTCCTGATTTTATTCACATCAACGGGGTGCCTTACCTGCGTGATGATGAAACCGCTGACGTGATTGGGTAGGTGACGCATGCCGGACCTATTCGACCATGCCAGTGGTATTGAAACCCAATTCACCGAAGTGGCGTTGGCAAACCAACTGGCAGCCAGTGCCCATGCGCAAGCCGCGCACCCGCACGGCAACACACATTGCATCGACTGCGGCGAGCCTATCCCCGCCGCACGTCGGGCTTTGGTCCTGCATTGCTGCACCTGCGTGGCCTGTCAGCACCACGCCGAAAAGAGGGCGACACGATGAAACACTATGTATTGAAACGCCGATATTTCAATGAAGCCACCTTTGGCACCTTGCACCGTGAAGATGGCAGCCAGGTGTGCGTGATTGCGGAAAGAGAATCCAGCAACAACGCCAAGGGCGAATCCTGTATTCCCGAAGGCACTTACCAACTTCTGCCGCATGAGTCGACACGCTTTGGAACATGTTACGCCTTAGAGGCACCAACGCTGGGTGTTACACGTTTTGGTCCGAGCTTGCGCACGCATTGCCTCATACACAAAGCCAATCGCCCCAGTGAACTGCGCGGCTGTTTAGCGCCTGGCGCGGCGTTTGGTGTTGTTGGACAAGAGTGGGCTGTGATCAATTCGAAAGGCGCTTTCAACGCGCTGATGAAAGAGCTTGGCGGCGAGCCCGCCACGCTCACCATCGAGAAGGATTAAGCCATGTGGGAGACAGTCAAAGACCTATTAGGCCGCGCCGCCCCGTTACTTGGGACGGTCATTGCAGGCCCTGCCGGGGCTGGCATTGCGGCCGCCGTTGCCAGTGTGCTGGGCGTTGAAGCCACGCCCGAGGCCATCGAAAACGAGCTACGCACCAACCCCGAGGCGTTGGTGATGCTCAAACGGCTAGAGAGCCAAGAGCGGGTGCGACTGCGAGAGCTGGCGTTTAAGCACGCCGAGCTTGAAAGCGACGAGCGCAAACTCGCGCTGTCCTCTCAAGCGGCCACGCAGCAAGCAGAAATCGCCAGTAACGATGCCTATGTGCGTCGGTGGCGCCCAACCTTTGGTTATGCCATGTGCCTAGCATGGGTGCTGCTGTTTTTCGGTCTCGCCTTTACCTTGGTGTTCCATCCCGCTCATGCCGCCGATGTGGTCAACAGTGTGGTGGCCTTAACGCCGCTGTTCGCGGTGGCGCTCGCGGTGCTGGGTATCAGCATTCACAAGCGAAGCCAAGACAAACAAGTGGCGAGTGGACTATCGCCCAAGGGGCTGTTGGGCGGCATCAAGCAGGCAATGAACGGGGGCTAGATGGACGATTGGCGCGTGTTGCTCGGGGTTGCAGGGTTCTTACTGACACTGATTGGCTTTGTGTTCACCCGCGCCGAGAAATCCGCAGGCATCACCCGAGAGCTTGAGCAGCGCACCCACAAAAACGAACTCAGCATTGAACGGATGCGTGGCGATAACGCCGAGAAGTACGCCACCAAGCACGAGCTTCGAGAGACAGTAGAAGATTTGAAAAAATCCATTAACGGACGGTTTGACCGTCTTGAAACCAAATTAGACAAAGAGAGCACATCATGAACAAACACATCGCTTTAGTGATTGCAGGCACACACGCGAACTTCATGCCATCCCCGGAGCTTTATGGCGAATACATTGGCGCCATGGCGCAAGGCAACGTGGTCGACAGTGCCCATAACTTTGTCATGCAATCGGCCGCTGACAAAGACAAAGAGACCTTGCGCGCCCTCGCAGAGCAAAACGCGGGCGCCATGATGCAGGTGGCCGCTGCCTTGATTGGCGAATACGCACCGAAGATTGAGATCACCGTAAAGATATAACGGCGCGGGTCGCGGCGCTTGAACGCAGCGACTTGGGCCAAATGCTGACGTGGCGGCGAAAGTGGCTGCCCCTTGAGTCAGACGATGAAATCAGCCTTGCCCGCGCCACCTGGTTAGAGAAAACCTATTGGGAAAACATGGCTGCGGCCATGGCAAACGGCACGGCGAAAGCCTTCACAGGATAAAGCATGTCACTACCTCCACCGCTGCGTTTTACCGTGGGACTGATTGACCAAATCAGTCAACCGCTCGGCAACATCCAGCGCCAATTCAGTCAGCTGTCGACACAGTATCGACGCGGCACCCATTCGATGGTGGCCGGGGCGGCGGGTGTGGCAGGGGCAGGCATTGCCCTGCAAAACGCCTTGATGCCCGCGATTGAAATGGACCGCGTTTTGGGTGAGGTGAAATCGCTCGGTGTGGCGGATGAACACTTAAAAGGCTTGGCAGAAACGGCGCTGCAGTTCTCGGTCGAATACGGCAAATCCGCGACGGAATTTGTGGCCGCGTCTTACGACATTCAATCTGCCATGGAAGGGATTAACCCAAGCCAACTTGCCAGCATCACCCGAACGGCAGCCATCACGGCGGCGGCGACCAAAGCCCAAACAGGCACCATCACCGACTATTTCGGCACCATGTACGGCATTTTCAGCGATAACGCGAAAGCCATCGGCCAAGATGCGTGGGCGGAACAGCTAGGCAGCTATACCGCGTTGGCGGTGCAAAAATTCAAGACCGACGGCGTCAAACTCTCCGCCTCGTTTAAAAAGCTGGGGAATGACGCCACCACCGCAGGCGTGAGCCTTGGTGAACAATTTGCCGTGCTGGGCCTGTTGGGTAACCAAATGGACGGCACGGTGGCGGCCACCAAATACCAAGCGTTCATTTCAAAAGTGGCCGGTGCAGGTGAAACCTTGGGGCTGAACTTCCTAGACAGCAATCACCAACTTAAAAACACGGCCCAAATCATCGAGGTGCTGCGCGGCCAATACGGCGACACGCTGGATGCCATGGAAAAACTCGACATTGAAAAAGCCTTTGGCGGTAAACAGGCCATGAGCTTCATCAATACCCTGTATGACAAAACGGGGTCGCTCACGGGCGCCATTGATGATTTCAAACGGGTCCAAGGGTTAGAGCTTGCACAAAACATGGCCGCCGCCATGACAGACCAATGGGAGCGCATGGAGCATGGGCTATTTGCAATACGTGCCGCCATTGGCACCGCGTTGTTGCCGTCCTTGTTGCCCTTGGTTGAAAGCTTGTCCAACGGCGCCATGCAATTGGTCGAGTGGACCAAGGTCTTCCCTAAAATCACGAAATACATCGGGTTCGCCACCGTGGGTTTTCTTGGGCTGATTGCCGCAGGCGGTGTGCTTACCCTCCTTACAGGGGCGTGCCAAATGTTGTGGGCCACGATGGGCCCCGGCTCGTTGGTGGTTAAGGCGCTCTCACTGTCATTCGGGCTGCTCTCCAAAGCCATGGTCTTTGCCAAAGGCGCCATGCTGGCGCTGAACATCGTGGTGGCGGCCAACCCCATTATTTTGGTGGTGGGGGCCTGTGTCGCGGCGGGTGCGGCGGTGCTTGGCTTGATGGTGTATTGGGAAGATCTGAAAGCGAGCTTTGGTGAGACCGCGTGGTTTGACGTGTTAACCCTTATCACCGCGCCAGTGCGTGGCCTGTTTGCGGCTATCTACGGCGGTTGGCAATGGGTCACCAGTGGTTTTACCGATACCTCGGGCTTTGACGGGCTCTTTGCCATTGCCGATGAAGTCAAAGCGGTGTTTTCCGATCTGTTTGGTTGGTTAGGCGATGCCTTTAGCACGGTCATGGACAGCGCCAAAGGGCTGATAGATTGGATACCCGGACTCACTGATGACGCGCCAGGCACCTCTATAGACGCGGTGCAGCAAGCCACCCCGCGTGCCCGTGTGCAACAAGGTGGGATGGCCCGACAAATGGCGACATATCAAACACGCGCCACGCACTACGGCGGGGTGAACATCTACCCACAAGCAATGAATAACCCGCAAGACTTTGCCAGTGAAATGGAGGCGCTTGCCCCATGAGTTCGCCGCGCTACCAAGACATCTTGATCGAAAACGGTGACGTGGTGCTCGATGCCGGACGTAACCCCGTGCTCATCCAAGACCGCGCCGTTATCGCCCAAGACATTAAGCACGCCATCATTGAAAGCGGGCTGTCCGTGGCCTTGATTGGGGAAAAATCCCGCGACGGGCGCGCCGACATGAAAAAACAAATCGAGCTGTTGGTAGAAGAAGAAACCCGGCTTATCCCCGGCACGGTGCGATTGGATGAGCCGACGCTGGGCCACATTTGGATATTCGCCACCACGCGCGAGTTTGGTGACGTTCACTTTGAGGTAACGACCTGATGGCCGACATCCCCACCCCTGACTATGAGCACATTGTCAAAGAGGCAGGCATTCCCACCGATGCAAAGGCATGGCGAGATGTGCTTAACGCCGAGATGAAAAAAGCCGGGTGCGACATCAACAACGACAGCCGCTTTTCCCCGTTCTGGCGCGTGATTGAACAGGCGGTGATCACCTGCACCACCTGGCTAATTAACGTGTTGTTGGTGAAATACATTCTCCCCAACATGTTTTTGGCAACCGCGAAGGACCGATATTTGGACCTGCTTGCTTGGGCGTGTCGCGTTGAGCGAAAACCCGCCAGTAAAGCGCGTGGGCACATGGTGTTTCAGCGCGCCGCCACGCAAGGGCCGCCGCTCATCGTGCCAAAAGGCACGTGGGTACAAACCGAGACCATCAACGGCCAAGTGTACCGCGTGAAGGTGTTGGAAGACGCCGCCCTTGAACAAGACGCCACGACGGTGGTGGCGAACGTCGAAGCCGAACAAGCGGGCGCTGGGTATAACCTCGGCGGCGGTTACTTTCATGTGTTGCCAAACAGCGTGCCCGGCATCGGTGCGGTGACCAACGAGGACGATTGGTTAACGGACAATGGCGCCGACAAAGAAAGCGACGATGACTTGCGCCTTCGTGTGCGCAACCAATGGTCGGCGGTCGCCAAATGGCACATTGATGCGGCGTACCGTTCGCTGTTGATGGAAAAGGCGGGGATTCAGGACGACAACATTTATTTTGAACACAACGCGCCGCGCGGCCCCGGTACCGCCAACGCCCTTATCTTGTTAGACACGGGCGAGCCGTCCGACGACATGATCGCGATGTTAAACCAGCACATTAACGACCACGGTCAACACGGTCACGGTGACGATATGCAGGTGCGCGCGATGCCGAATACCCAGCATGACATTGCGCTGACCGTGTGGCCGAAAGCCGCTTTGACCGAGACCGAGCGCGAAGACTTAGGCGCACAAGTGGCGCATTTCATCCGCGCCGCGTTTCGTGAAAACAGCGACTACACCCCAACGCGCACACCGCCGCTTGGCCGCTTTAGCTTTTCACGGTTAAAAGGTGAGCTTCACGCCGAATTTACGGGCATTGATTCGCTCGATTTTGCGCAATCAGACATCGAAAGCCACCTCACCATCCCGCGTTTGGCGTCGCTCACTGTGACGATGCAGGGCTGAACCCATGAAGATGCCAGAGATTCATTTTAAGTACTGGATGGGACGCGGCGAGCTTGCCAAGTGCGCCCGTGCGCTGCGCCATTATTGGGGCCATGTGGAAGCGGCGCTGACCTTGCCACTTGAAAAACATGATCCCTTGACCGCGCCCATTGCCTTGGTGCGTCTTCAAGCGTGGGGGTGTGGCATCGATCCGCTTGAGCGAGAAGATGAACAGATATTTCGCCTTCGCGTGGCCTATGCCTTCGAGTTTGCGCGCCACGGCGGCGAAACCGCAGGCTTTAAAACCATGTTTGCCCGGTTGGGCATTGATTGGGTCGATATCCACGAACGTGAAGACGCAGAGCAATGGGATGTCATCACCATTGAAACCCGAGACGCCGATTTAGCCAGTAAGAACTGGCTCATGAACGCCATGATCCGCCAATACGGGCGCACGTGTCGACGCTACCAATTCAACGTGACCTATCCGGCAACGTTATGTTTACGCGGCGCCCTGTTCGGCCATCGCGCAGGCATTGAGATTGCCACCGCCGAAGATGCCACCACGGTGGCGGTACGTCAGCGACGTGTCGAACACCACCAACAGCTTTTCATTGCAACACTATCTCGACCACAAGGGGGCGAGCAATGAGCCAGACGGCGATCCCGTTAGGGTTTGAACAGTATTTACAAAACAAAGTGTCATTGGGCGAGCCCACCGACCTCAATGAAATCATCTTTGCTTACATCCCGGACTTGGATGTGAGTCAGCCGATTGATCGGACAGTAACACTTCCCCCGCAAGGGCAGTGGGTGCATCAACAGGACGTGGACCAAATAGGGCGCTCGGGCAACAACGCCGTGGTGTATACCGTGGTCATTCCCGGCAGCACCGCCCCGTTTACGTTTAATGCGCTGTTCTTGCGAGATAAAGCGGTCCCGAACAGTTGCGCCATGGTGGTGTATAAGGCGACCGAGACCAAAGAGACGGGCATGGCGTTGACCAAATCCATGTTGACGCAGTTTGACGGCGCGGCCCAATCGGCCAACGTGACAGTGGATGCCAGTACCTGGCAAATCGACTACAACGCCCGTTTAAAAGGCATGGACGAAGACCACCGCCTGCATTGCCTCGACAATTACGGGCACACTGCGATTTTGGACGGCTTTGTGGTTACGCAGCACGCCGCCGATACCACCAAATATTTGGTGTCACCAGGGGTCGCCTACTTGGGGGGCCTGCGCGTGTATTCCACCCAGTTGCAGGTACACACCATCACACAAAGGCCAACTACCTTGTGGCTAGATGCCGTCAGGGATGGGACGGCGCTATCACCGTGGGCAAACACGGTGCAGGTGATTGCCACCACGGACACGCTCACCGACTACACCGACGACGATGGCCGCCAGCATTATGTATGTCCTCTCGGCACATTGAACAGCGACGACAGCATTGAAGACTTGCGCGAGGTGTGGGGCGCCGATACCTCAGGGCCGCAAGATTGCCCAACAGGTGTGCCTCTTCCTTGGCCGACCGATGTGGCCCCCGAAGGGTTCGCCATCATGAAAGGGCAAGCGTTTGATATTGAGACCTTCACGAAAACCGCCAACGCCTTCCCGTCAGGAGTATTGCCTGACATGCGCGGGATGACGGTCAAAGGGGTCAAAGACGATGAAGCGGTGCTGGCCTTTGAGAGCGATGGGGTGAAAAGCCACGGTCACCCCAATTCATCGGTGACCAGCGCAAACTTAGGCACCAAGTACACAAGCACCAACGGTAACCATAACCATTACACGCGCGGAGGTTATCAAGGTGGGTATACCAACAGTTACCACAATGCGGACGCGGCGGGTGGCTCTCATGGAAATGTGCTGTATACCAACACCGCGGGTAATCATAGCCACAGTGTGGCTATCGGCAGCCATGCCCATGGCGTCATCATTGCGGCGTTTGGTGAAACAGAAAACACCGTGAAAAACATCAAATTCAACTGGATAGTGAGGCTTTTGTAATGACGACATTTTTTGACCAAACACAAACCGTCACTGTCTCGCGTTACTGCTCTCAGGGATGGTGGAAAGGTAATTTTACTGAGCATGTGGTTAAAGGCACAGGCCTTGGCCCAGATTGCACGCTCACCGTGTACTCGCCGAGCCGAGATGGGGTGACCGCACGCTTTAATACACAGACGCAGGTGTGGTCTGAGGAAATCGACGACGCGACACTGACGCCGTTTTATGGCCCTGATGGTGAGCAATACGCACTTGATTATCCTGATGGCACTTTCCCTGACTGGGCCATTTTTGGCGCGCCTCCCGAACATGACCGAGACACACAAACCGTCTTGCACTCTGGCGAAGCGTGGACGGTGTATGACATCAAAATGGGCGCGCCTTACTGGGATGCTGATTGCCGCCGACATGTGGTGAGCGAAACCTGTTTTACCTTACCAGCGGACCACACCTGGGAGGCGCCGCCCAACACGGAAAAAGGGTTTTGCCCTGTGCTCAAAGACGGGCAATGGCAGGTGGTGGAGGACTATCGCGGCCAAACGCAGTTTGATAAAAAAGACGCGACCGTTTCCAAAACTGTTACTGAAGCGGGACCTCTCCCACGTGGGTGGACGTTAAAAGCCCCGGCCACGGTCTTTGATGTGTGGAAGAATAACCGCTGGCAATATGACCAAGACAAAGCACGCCCCGCCAAATCGTTGAGTGAGCGACGTTGGCGTGATGCGGTGTTAGCGTTCCTGCTGCAACGTCTTGAGCAATTTGAGCGCGACCTTCAGGTGGCCGAGCAATATCGCACCGGCACATTGACGGCTGCAGATTACGAGCACCTGTTGGCAGATCGAAAAAGACTCTGTGACTACCCTGACGCGGCGGGTTTTCCTTTTGCTGACCGTCCGACGCTATCAGCACCAGGGCAAGCCCTCGCCGACAAGGTGGTGTAAATGCTCAATCTGTCAGGTCAACGCATCCCTTTAAAGGGCCTGAAAATCACGGTGCGTCAGCAGCTCGCAGGCAATGACATGTCTGGCAACTCTGCCGCCACTGACAAAGCAGAGACAGGCGACAAAGGCAAAGTGCTCGCCATCACGGGCACCTTGCCTTATGACCAAGCCGCGAACCTCAATACCTTGTATGCACTGGCAGGGGCGAAAACCGATGCGGCGCGCAGCATTTACCGCATCAACAATCACACCGCTGACGCGCTCAATATTCGCCAGGTGAAATTTCAAGGAACGCTTACCGCACAAGAAGACAGCCAACTACGCCAATGGTTAGTTGCCTTTGAATTGGTGGAGCACTTAAGCGTTGCCGAGCGCGTAGAGAAGCGTCAACCCGCAAAGCCTGCCGCACAGCAAAAGGTCCATGGTCTCGACACGGGCACCGCCTCGAGTAACGAAAGCGCTGACGTGCCGCCAGACACCGAAGTGGACACAGGGCTTGTCATGCAAACGCTGCACTACATAGAGAAAACACTCCCATGAATGCCCGCCATGGGGTTCAGGTCTATGTCGGGCGTGAACTGCGCGCTGTTGGCACGTATCGATTGACCTTTTCACGCGATGCGCCAGGACGTGCCCAATTGACGCTCAAAGGGGAAGCGACGCCCAACCAGCTTGTGGCGATTGAGCTTGGGTGGGGTAACACACTTCGGCGCGTGTTCACGGGGTTCATTGAACGTGTGGCACCAGAGAAACCCGGCTATATATCGGTATCTTGTCGAGAGCTTGCCGCCATCTTGTATCACCCGCTCAACGTGGTGATGCGCCACCCTACCTTGATGCAACTGCTTCGACACATTACCGCACAAACAGGCCTGCAATTCGTGGTCCCTGATAAGGCGTATGCCAACAGTGCGATCCCGTGTTTCTACTCCACGGGGAATGGATACCGCGTGCTCGATGAAATCGGCCATGCGTTTGGTATTGGTGATTACATGTGGCAACAGCAGGGCAACGGCCAAGTGTATGTCGGCAGTTGGGACGATAGCTATTGGGCGGATAAACCTGTTCAGTTATCGAATGCATTGATGACGCCCGAGCAATCCCTCAAAAAGGCGACGGTGCCTTGTATGCCCCATTTCAAGCCCGGCGTCAGGGTGAACGGCCGACGTTTGGCAAGTGTTGAGCACACAGGAACAACGAGCACACTGACATGGACGTAAATACCTTAAAGCGTATTATCTATCGCCTGTTCCCAGAACTCACAGGCGATTGGCATTTGCCGCATCTTGCCAAAGTCGTCGCTCTGCCAGAGTTGCCCAAAGGCGGTGAACTGAGCGATCGCTTTTACCCGCACTACGCGGCTGACATTCACCTATTAGACGACAACATGGTGGAAAGAAAAGACGTGCCGGTCTTTCAAGCGGTACCGCTGCCCGTGCCGGGCATTGGCGAACACGCAGGACGATTAGAGCCGCCCGCCATTGGCGCCATTGTTGAAGTGGCCTTTGTAAGAGGCCAACCTGATAAGCCCTTTATTCGCTCGGTGCTTGGGCTTGGCTGGAAACTGCCCGCCATTAGCGCAGGTGAAAGCCGCTATCAGCAGCGCCAAGGTGTGTATCAGTTGGTCGACCAAGAGGGAAACTTTCGCCACATCACTGATAAGCTCAATCAGCTTCATTGCGACATGAACGAAGTGCGCGCCAAGACAGAACAAGACCACCGCGCCCCAAAGACATGGGTAGGCTCGGACGGTGAGAACGTCCTAAAACTTCTCAGCGAACTCATGCAAGTGGTCAGCGAGTTATCCGCAACCTGCGCCGCGCACACGCATCCATATTCATGGACAGACCCCGGTGGCAGTGGAACAACCAACAAGCCAGGGCAATCGGGTGATATGAAAGGGCAGGAAGAAGCATCAACCGCACTTAAACAGCGATTGGACCCAATCACTAAATAGATCCCTGCAAAATGTCGACCGCCCCTAGGCGACATCATCACAATCCCATCCATGCTCGAAAAAATACACCAATCCCATTGCGTCTTATTCATGGTTAATTAATCTGTTTTTCATGGTGTTAACTGCGTGGGAATATGGGATATGTCGAAAGAAGCCCTTCTAGATCATTTGATTGGATTAGGTAAGTTTCAGAAAAAGGGGGCGGTTGCGCCAAGGGTTGCACAGCTTGCTGTCAGCAAGGGTTTTGATAACTTAAACCCGGTTCAACAAGGTATTCTTGAACCGTTTCTTTCTGAAAAATGTGCAGGTTCAACAGACCCTAAAGGCAATTATACGAACTGTACAAAAATACTGTCGGATGAAGAGCTACTTAACGCTTATGAAGAGTCTATGGACAACATACCAGTATGCGAAAGCTGCTCGTCACAAGAGGCATTTTACGCGCTGTCGTAATGAAGATCTGAAGTATTGAGATTCGGTTAGACAGCATGATGGTTTAAATGACCAGTCCGAAAATTCGGGATGTTGCTATCAATATTGGCTTTCGATACTGGCAATCATTGCTGTTGCTGCCACGCTGACTGCCTATGTTTTTAGCTAAGGTCCAGCAAAATGAAATTGCGTCATCTTCTCAGCGCACTGAGTATTGTTCTCTCGCCTGCCATCTCTGCAAATATCTATTCGCCATTTTGCCCTTTAGGTTGCCCCGAATCGAAAGCTGACAATAACCTTGTTTTTACGCACATATACGCGCTCTCTAACAACCCAACCACAAAGTTTGCTGACTGGGTGGCGTATGAAGTGGATGTGGTGAACTTCGGTCCTGGTCCCGGCAGAAACTGGGCAAACAATCCCGTGCTACCAGAAGAAGATGTCCTAGAGAAAGGTGACTATTCAGGGGCGTATAACACGATAGGTGCAGACCGTGGGCATATGGCACCGTTGGCGGCGTTCGCTGGCAGCCAATATTGGTATGAAACAAACTATATCAGCAACATTGTGCCGCAGGCCTCTGCGTTAAACCAAGGTGCTTGGGAAGAGTTAGAACAGGCCATTCGTGACGGGGTGAGTTATGGCGACTCACTGTTTGTCATCAATGGCTCATTATATGAAAAGCCAATGGCGGATATGCCCAAATCAAATGAAGACCATGAGATCCCGTCAGCATTCTATAAGCTCGTTTATGACGAAAAGGGGCATGCAGCGGCGTTTATCATGGAGCAAGATACTCCTCGCACAACACCTTACTGTTCTAAGCAAGTTTCTCTTGATGAGTTGAAATCGCGGGTAAGCTACCTGTTACCCGATGTGTCATTAAGCGGAGGATTGCAGAAACGATTAGGGTGTTAGCAATAGCTTATCAACATCAAACTTAGTAGCGTAGCTATTGGTTCTTTGAACATATTAGAAATATCCGTAGTGGAGTCTTGGCACTCATTCTACCTTGGAGGAAAATATGCACATAGTATTAGGGACTTATAAGGATCCAGCATTTGGTTTAGATTGGCATGAACAGACGCCTCACATCGAAAAAGAAACTCGACAGTTATTACTCGATTCTAAGCTCCCGCTCCAGTTTGCTATTCATGAGAGGAATATAGGGCGTGGTGCAGATTGGCCCGTTACAGTCTTGGAAATAATAGGCTTTATTGGTATTGCTTCTTTTGCTATCCCAGAAGCCCATAAGCGTGTACGTGAAGCACTTGAGGAATGGTCACGGATCCGAGAATATTTCAACAAATGTATTGATTTGTTATGCAAAAAAGATCGACTTATAGCTTTGCCTCAAGAGGTTCTCTTTATCAAATCGGTTGAGCTATTGCTTTCGGAACTCAATGAGAGTGACGCGGTGTATATAAAACACGAAACGGTTCATAGTATCGGTAGCCATGAAGAATACGCTGGTTTAATGGGATTTTATTTCGATTGTAGTGGGAAACGGTGGCGCGTAGTGATTAACGGGCAAGGGGAGGTGAAGCTAATAGAACGTGTATAG